TACTGATATAGCTGACATGACAGAACATGAGGATGAAGAAGCTCAGCAGAGCATTCAGTCAGCATTTCCTGTACTCCGTGCAGCTGTATTAAGACAGCAGCAGGAAGATTACTTTATGAAAGAGATTAGCAAGAAGCTGGATCAGCTGATTGCTTCTCAGCATGAGGAAGTTAATCTGGAGCCGGAGCTGGTGCCAGCGGATCCGGAGCCTGAAGTTGTGCCGGAAGAGGAATCTGAAGAGGATCCTGAGCCGGAGCAGAAGACTGGTAACAAGTTTAGTAACATTTTTTCACTTTTCATGACTAAGGAGGAAGAATAATATGCTTAGAGAGAATTCTATGGTACAGAATGCTGCTGCTGAACTGAGAAACGTATTCACAGCAGAAGCACCTGAAGCTGCTCAGGTTGAAGCAGCGTTTGAGAGCTTTGGCAATGCCATTGCTGCTACAGTACTGGCAGACTATGAGTCTGCTCATGGTGATCAGCAGGTCCTGATGCAGAGAGGATTCAGAGTACTCACTTCTGAGGAAAAGAGCTTCTATCAGTCTGTGATCAAGGCTGGTAAGGAAAAGACAGTCCAGACTATGAATGGTCTCCTGTCTGATAAGGTCATGCCTATCACCATCATTGAGGATGTTTACAGAGATCTTCAGGCAGAGCATCCGCTTCTGGCTGCTATCAATTTTGTAAATGTCCAGTATCTCACCAGATGGGTCCTCAGTGATCATGCTGTACCTACAGCTACATGGGGAGCTATCAATTCTGCTGTTGCTACTCAGATTGAAGGAGCATTCAGAACAGTAGATATGGTACAGGCTAAGCTGTCTGCATTTGCTGTCATTGAGATGGACATGCTGGATCTTGGTCCTGTATTCCTGGATAACTACATCCGCACATTCCTGAAGGAATCCATCTATGTAGGTCTGGAGTCTGGTATTGTTGCCGGTACTGGTAAGAATCAGCCACTTGGACTTGATAGAGACATCCATCATGGTGTCACTGTATCTGATGGTGTATATCCTCAGAAGACAGCTGTAGCTCTTACATCTTTCATGCCTGCAGAGTATGGTGCAGTGCTGGCTCAGCTTGCTGTAACTGAAGTATGGTACACAGCTGATGCTACTGGCAATGTTACTCCTGCATCCACTGCTGCCAATGCAGACGGATCTCCTAAGAGTGGATACACCAAGCATGGTGGATTCATCAGAAACTTTGATGAGGTTACTCTGATCTGTAACCAGGTTGACTTCCTGAGCAAAGTCATGCCGGCTACTACAGTGCTCAATGCTGCAGGTGGCTTCACCAAGGATGTATTCCCATTCCCTACTCAGGTCATCAGATCCAGTGCAGTAGCTACAGGCAAGGCTATCCTCTGTCTGCCTAAGGAATACTTCATGGGTGTTGGTACCGGCAAGGAAGGTACTCTGACATTCTCTGATGACTTCAAATTCCTGGAGGATAAGAGAACATTCAAGATCAAGCTCCATGGTATGGGTACTGCATATGATGATACATGTGCTGTCCTGCTTGACATCTCTGATCTTGAGGAAGCATTCCTCACAGTTAAGAATGTTTCTGATGAGGTTGTATCTGCATAAGGAAGGAGTGTGATCAATCATGCTGACTGCTGTTACTGCCAGATCTAAGATGGATCCGGTAAAGCGACATCTCAATATCACCTGGAGTGATACGGATACAGAAGCTAAGCTGATTGATCAGATGTGTGATGCTGAAGCAGCACTCAATCATAAGCTGGGTGCTACCATTGATTACTTTGTGCCGGGTCCTGAGAGAAGGCTGTATCTGGCCTACATGCTCTATTCATGGAATGACTGCCTGAATGAGTTTGACAGTGCCTACAGAGCTGAGATCATGCAGATCCGGCATAAGTATGAGGTGGCTGCAGCTAAGGAGGATGATACAGATGAAGAGTAGATTTTCCACATTCAATGATGGTGTCCTCTTCATCTGTAAGCCTGAATCTGATCACAGCTCATTCAATGCTGTAAAGAATCCCATAAAGAAGACGGAGCTGGATAAGATCCTGAAGCTCAATTATGATGAGATGTCAAGGAGAGAGCAGGATCTACAGTTTGCTGAGAGTCAAGGTAGGAATCTTACTCTGAAGGTGAAAACAAGGCTCCGGAGTCAGGTAACAAAATTCCACCAAGGACCCAAAACAGCCGCTGCTGTACTGATTGGAGATATGCTGTATAGCATTATTTATCTGGATATTAACCGGGATAAATCAGAAATGTATTTTTACCTGGAGGAAGTGAGGAAGCTATCATGAGTAATAGTGTATTGGATAGGATCCGGAGCACACTGAATGAATTATCATCCGGTGAAGTGAAGATGGAAGGTGTCTGGTATGGTGCCTGTAGAGAGAAGGAGCTGAAGTACTGGAATTATTTTGTTTTCAATAGACAGAGAACAACGAAAAATAATCAGGGGTCTAAGGTGGACCTTCAAACATTCTATCAGGTGCATGTGGTACATGAAGATTATATTCCGGAAGGATATATTGAGACTGTCATCAATGCACTTTTGGAGAAGGATGAGTCAGGCACCAAGCTGAAGATGACCAATGAGGATATCCAGTATGACTATACCTTCAAAGGGAATACTAACATGGTGGTGGAGATAGCTACCATTACACTGTATCACCCTGAAAAGAGGTGCTGATCATGGCTTCAGGAATCGTGCTACCTGTAAAAAAACAATGGGATGTATTTGATGCATCTCAGATGGAAGAGCTGCAGCAGCTAATGGATGAGTATGGGAATGATGCTCAGCGTGTAATAGATGAAGTCCTGCATGGAGAAGGTGCAGAAGAGATCAAGGAGCAGATTGCCAGGATCTTACCAGTATCCGGAAGAAGATGGAATGGGAAGAAGTCTCCTGCAAGTGCTGTGATGCCTGGATCCTTTGCTCAGGATAATGAGATGCTGGCAGTAACCATTGCTGCAAGAGGAACTTATCATTATCTGTATTTTCCTGATGATGGATCTAATACACACCATCACGCTGGTAATCAGCAATTTATGAAACGTGGTGCCGAAAGTGCAAGCAGCAAAATTGTTGAATTGTGCTTAGGCAGATTAGTATAAGGAGGTAATAATATGAGTTTTTCATCTGCTGAAGTATACTCTTATTTTGAATGTGACCAGCTGGCCATGAAGGTGGCCGGTGATGAAGCATATACCAGAGATGACTGCATTGGCTCTCTCAATGTTGAACGTGAGACCAAGACAGTCACTAAGAGCTGCAGAGGTGTAGTCAAGAAGAGAAAGACCAAGCCTACAGGCAATGGTACTATTGAGCTGAAGCTGCACATGAAGCTGGCTCTGTACAGAAGGATCAACGCTATGACCAATGAAGGTCTGCAGCCTGGTGTGTATGCATTTGATAATACTCAGTCTATGCCGGAGCTTGCTCTGACTGCCAGAGTCAAGGATGAAGATGATAATGTCATGTTCCTTGGATATCCAAGATGTAAGGTAGAAGAGATCAACAAGCTGGAGATTGAGAATGGTGCTGAGGAAGTCGCTGAAGTTGAGATGAAGCTGAGCTACATGCCGGATGACTACAACAAGGGTGAGTATCAGGCTCTGGAAGATGAGCTGACCGGTGATGTGCTGAATGCAGATAACTGGATGACAGACTTTGACTCTGACATTGCTCAGCTCACATCTGGTGATATAGCATCTGCATAAGGAGGTGACCGGTGATGTGGGTCACTGTGATCAAGAAGTTTGCAGACAAGTACACCGGGCAGATCTACAAGCCGGGTGACAAGCTGAATCTGAAGAAGGACCGGATCAAGGAGATCTTGTCTGTAGACAAGTTTGTAGAAGAATCTAAGAATGATAAGGAGACATCTGAGTAAGGTGTCTCCTTTTGAATTTAGGAGGTTAATCATGAGTTTAAGACCTACTTTTTATGATTTTGTTCTGAATGATGACAGAGTTGTACAGGTGACCAGGAATTATGCCGGACTTTACATGCTGAAAGCTCAGGATCCGGAACTGTATGAGAAGTCACAGGTGTTCAACAGAAAAGCATCCAAGAACTATGTAGCTGATGACCTTGAGACCGCTGAGCTGATCTATGCAGCATATGTGACAGCCTGCCTGGTCAATAACAGTGTGAAGAAGGCCAATGGTGAGCCTGAGGAAGAGATCATGAGTGAGGTTGAATTCCTGACTCTGATGCCTACAGATGCTTACAGGATCAAGAACATCTTCACTAAGCTCTTTGGTGAAGAGAAAAAAAAAGCGGATTCCAAGAAGCATTTCAGAGAGCAACAGCAAAAGTAAATCATAAAAAGACTCCAGTACCTGACTTCCCACTGGAAGAGATAGAGGACTTTTATACCTACTATGTCCACATCATGAAGATCCCTGAGGACATCTTCTGGAATGCAGACATACCATTCCTTGACCGGGTAGTGGAGAATAAGACAGCTTATGATGGTTGGTTTAACAGTGTAATGCAGAAAGAGAGGGAGAAGGCACTTGGCAAGAAATGAAGCTAAGATAAAATTCACTGCTGAGACTAGAGAGCTTACAGCTCAGCTGAAGAATGCCAATTCTGCTCTTGCATCACTGAGAGCCGGATTAAAGCTGAATGATGCAGAGCTGAAGAATAATGGCAATCAGACTGAATTCCTGAAGAATAAGCAGAAGCTCCTTCAGGCAGAGCTGGAAGCCAATAGATCTAAGCAGGAAGCACTCAATGGCAAGCTGGAAGCAGCTAAGGCCATCTATGGTGAAGATAGTGCTGAAGTACAGAACTGGAGCAGGAAGCTCACACAGGCTAAGACAGAGCAGCAACAGCTGGAAGCTGCCCTTGGTCAGACAGAGCAGGCTCTGCAGGAACAGACTGCAGCTGAACAGAGAGCACAGTCACCATTAGAACAGTTAAACCGAAAAATAGAAGAGCAGCACCGGGAACTGGAACAGCTGAAGACAGAGTACAAGAATGTGGCTCTGGAACAGGGTACAGATTCCCAGGCAGCTCAGGAGCTGAAGGCTAAGATAGATCAGCTCAATACAGAACTGGATTCGGAAGAGAGCAAGCTGAGAGAAGTTGATGCTGCTCTTGATGAAGCCGGATCCAGTGCAGAAGCATCTGCTACAGGTGGATGGTCAGTACTCAATCAGATTGTGGCTGACCTTGCCCGGAATGCTATCCAGCAGGCCATCAATAAGATCCAGGAGTTTGCCAGGGAGACTGTACAGCTTGGTATAGACTTCTCATCCAGTATGAGTAATGTGCAGGCCCTCTCCGGAGCTACTGATGATGAACTGAGTCAGCTGGAGCAGACTGCCAGAGATCTTGGATCCAGCACCATCTTCTCAGCCAGTGATGTATCTGATGCA